GACTGGGGAAGTGGAACAAACGGTGACTCCACTGTGTTGACTCTTATTACAGCCAATGGTTCTGTAACTGAAATAATTGCATTCAATAACTTGACACCGAATGAACAGATAAACAAAATAGTTGATGTACTGAATGCACATCCTACACTGCAAGCAATACAAGTTGAATTGAATTCTATTGGTAATGTGTTCTATGATATGTTGCGAAGAAAAACAAAAATCAAGATAGAAGGATTTACAACAACAAATGAGACCAAGCGAAGAATAATCGAACAATTGGTTTCTGCATTCAATCAGAATAAGTTAATCATTCCGAATGATGCTGAACTTGTAAATCAACTTCAACATTTTGCAACAGAAAAGACAACAAAAGGATATACATACAATGGTATAAGTGGTTATCACGATGACTATGTAATCAGTCTTGCATTAGCCTATGATAAAACAATCAATTCAAATAAAAAATATATTGTAACAGGAATCAGATGAAAACGTGGAAAGACATAACATACAATGATTTTTTGAAAATCAAAGATGTACAAGAATGTGAAGAACTGACCAATGAAGAAAAACAAGTTGAATTGTTGTCAATTTTTCTTGATATGACAGAAGAAAAGATAAACAATTTGACAATGAATGAAATAGGTATTTACAGTAGAAAATTGAATGAAATGTTGATAAAACTTAAAGATGAAATTAAAGATTATTTCAAGAAACATAAAACGTATAAAGATGTGATATTGAATAATCAAAAATTTGAGATTTTGACTGATTTCAGCAATTTTACCTATGCACAGTTTGTATCTTTTCAATCTTACAGTCAACAGAAAGACAATATCGGTATGATAAGTACAATCATAGTTCCAAAGGGTAAAAAATATGGTGAAAACTATGATTTAGAAGAAGTTAGAAAATACATTGGTGAAATGCCATTCCTTGATGGTCAAGCATTGCTGTCTTTTTGGTATCGGACATTGGTCACTTCAACGCACAATTCCCTAACATCCTTGTTCCAGACAGCCAAGATGGAATTGAAGATGATGAAGAAGAACAAGATGAAGAAGAAAAATCTGATTCAACGAATTCGGGAATGGTTTGGTACAAAATACTTGACGAAGTAAGTGAACTTACAAGAGAACCTTGGTCAAGTGTATGGCAAATGCCAATCATAGATTTTTTCACATACTATTCATATTACGGTTGGAAAATGAATATGAAGAAAAAATTAATGGAAGAAATGAGAAGAAGAAGTCACTAATGTCCTATGGAATTGACAAATTTTAATAATATGCTCACTCAGTATGAAAAAGATATTGAACGAGTTTTAAAGAATAATTTAGTACAGAACAACAGAGTTGCAAGTGGTAACTTGTTGAAAAGCATATCTGTGTCAGACACAAGAAATGATGCAGAAATAACGGTCAATCTCAATTCTGCTGATTATCTCAAACAAGTAAGTGAAGGCAGAAAACCAAGCGGTGGTGGAGGAAACGGAAGTTTACAAGAAAAGATAAAGACGTGGATTGAACAGAAGAACATTCTACCAAGAGAAAACAAAATTACCAAAGACCAATTGGCATTCTTGATTGCAAGAAAAATACACAATGAGGGTTATGAAGGTAGTAATGACTATGCAATGACAGTTGAAGAAGTAAACGGAAAATATCTTTCAAAACTGCAAGAAGCATTGGAAAAAGATTTGCAGATTGAAGCAGAAATGCTCATTAACACAAGTGTTGGTCAAATTATATTTTAATTAAAAAAAATGGCAAATTCTTTTAAATTTAATAATGCAAGTAAAACAATAAGTTACGCAAGAGGTAAATTCACCTTACCTTTCACTTCACGATTCACGAGCAAAGTATTTTTCTCATACAGTGATTCAAGCGTAATCAACAATGCACAGATAAATAAAGACCAAACAGAGGTTACATTCCAAACCTTGACGGAAGGTGTATCTTCAACACGTACATTAGGTCTGTCGGCTCGTACAACACCAGATTATAACGTGGATGCAATCTTTGAACAGACTGGTGGTACACAGCAAATCGTGAACCAATATCAAGCAAGTCACATTGAATATGCAGAAGCAGATGGTGTTGAAGTGGTAATCAACAGCCAAGGTCAGATTAGTTGGAATTCATCATCATCCTATCATTCTGTTTTCTTGAAATTTGAAAATGGATATGATGGTTATAACCTTTTCAACGGTGTACAAGGAATAAAATCTTGTAGAGTTGGAAATGTGGAGGAAATAGGTGATTCAATGTTTGATTCATCATCCATTGAGGAATGTATGTTCTGTGATGGTGTCAAAATATTGGGTGATGATACATTTCTTTTTGCAACCAATTTTATAAACGTATGGTTGCCACAGACATTGGAAGAAATAGGTAACAGAAACTTTGCAAGAACGAATCTATCACTTATCAACTGTTATTTTCAGCACAGAATCGAGTACGGTGAATTGAATTTTGACGGTATAGGAAGTACCATTGATATGTATTGGTTGGACGATGGTTCAGACCTTGGTCAAGATTGGTACTATGAGTTTTTGGATGGAGGTGCAACAACAATCAACATATATCAGTTGGATTTTCCAGAGGAAGGTAACGAATATGATTGCTATTTGATTTACTACACTGGACCAGTTGAAGATATGGATTACTACAATCAATATCTGTTACATAGAATATTTCAATTGACAGCATCTATTGCCATCTATCAGTCACCTACAAAGATTTATCTTGAAAAGAATATATGTGAACCAATAACCATTACCATACCAAGTAATGACCAAGAGTATATTTCTTACAAGGTTTTTGCAAATAACGAAGAGATATTTGATGGAAAGATACTAAGCAGTGGTGATGAAACAACCATTAAATTGAATCAAGTTGTTGAAAAACATATTGTAACAGACTTTAACATACCTCAGAAAAATAAAGCAGAGAGATTTTATAACTACAATTTATTTGAAATAAAATACTCTTATGATGACTTTATTACAACCAATACATTGGATGGTGTTATTAAGGTTTACAATGATTGGACGTATGAAAGTGGTTTAAAACGAGTAATAACCAATCAGATAGAAAAAGAAATATGTGTTTATCAACCTATTGTTGAATGTTTTGAATTACATAAAGGAGAAAGTGGAACAGTTGCAATTGTTGTTGAAAGAGAAAACGGTACAAACAGAACCATTACATCCCAAACCTTTGAACAGTGTTCATTTATTGTACACGCATCAGCACAGAACACGGATTATTCATTGAAAGTAACAGCAATGAAAATAACTCTAACTGTCAATGGAAATACAACCGAACACAGATATGCTGTCAAACGTGCAAACGGTGAACCAATTGATGCACAGATGAGAATGTATGCAAGAAACAAGATGGGAGGTTTTGATTCCATTTCTTTCAACCGTACATCCAAGGAAAGTGACTCATTCACCATAAGCAACTATGTTACTGATTCAGATACAAGCAATTCAGTCATCACAAACCAATATCAGAAAGATATTACACATACTTGGCAATGTAAGACAAATTGGATTAGTGAAAAGAACAGTAAACTTGTTCAAGATTTATTTGCAAGTACACAAGCATATTTGCAGACAACTGAGCATTTTACCAATACAAATTTCAACAGTAACATAATTCCAATCAACATAACGACAAGTAAAGCAGAAAGAAAATACTATTTTGCTAACGGAAGAAAGTTCAATCAGTATGTATTTGACTTGGAAGAAAAAGAAAAAAATAAATTCATTTAACAATTATTCCACACCATAAAGGTGTGGAATATTTTTTTTTTATTATTTAAAAGTTACAATTTTAACTTATATTATATTTATAATAAAAATAAATCAAAATGATTAAAATTAAAGTTAATGATAGATTTTTGGATTTATCCCAAGATGTGGATTTGAGTTTAAACTTTACTCAGACAGATTTTGACAATCCATCAACAACGTTCGGAAGTTACAGCAAACAGTTTACTGTTCCAAGCACAAAGAATAACGAAGAGATATTTGGTGGAATAAATCAATTGGAAGCAACATTTGAGAAAATAAATCCAAAGAACAGAATAGATTGTGTACTATTGGATGGTGGTGAAAACATTATCAGCAAAGGCTATTTGCAAGTGAACGGTATATCAAATAAAAATGGTAACTCTACATTTGCATTGACATTCTACAGCAATGCTTGTGATTTTTTCTACAATCTCCAATATGATGAGGAAGGTAATGAAAAAACATTGGCAAATCTATATTATGGTTTTGTCGGTGAAAACGATGCAGTTCTGTCACCAATTGAAGAAAACCAAGTCAACATACTACAGATGAACAGATTGTGGATTGGTTCAAGTTGGAATAAACTGAATCAAGCATTTGATGCAACGGACAAACATCCTAATAATTGGATAACAGCAGTTCCAACTTATTCTGGTCTATATGGTGATGATTTCAAGAACAACATCATTCTATTCAACAATATGTCTAACCCTCAGCACGGTTATATGCCAAACGGTATGAAAGAGTTGTTCAAGAATACCGAAGACAATGTACACTTTGGCAGTGGTAAAGGAAGTTGGTATAAGGTAGAGGCTGGACGTGATATGGTTGAATGGGAAACAAAAGATTTCAGAGGAAGATACCAAAGACCAGCAGTAAGGACAAAGTTGCTTTTGGATGCAATCTGTGACCCACAAAACAATGGTGGTTATGAGGTTGAAATAGATTCAGATTTGAAGAGCAAGAACTACTATGACAGTTGGACAATGTTGAACCGTATCGATTTCTCTGAGGCAGAAAATGCTGTACCGAACATAGGTTTGAAATGGTTGTCACATAATCCAATATATGGTGACAACCTACAGATGCTAAATACTTGGCAAGAATATGTATTGTCAGATGCATCGGGAAATACAACATTCGATTGTACATCACTTATCAATCCATCAGTATCTTTTGATATATTACCAGCATTGAGATTCTATAATTTACCAACAAGTGATTATTCATATACCACATTTGCTTGGTCAGCATTGAACAGCAACAGCATATACATTGGTGGTGTATGTATCCAATTGCAAGTTAAGAGAAACGGTAGTGTCATTGCCAATACTCCATATTACTATTATACAACAGAACCAGTTAAACTATATAGAGGTAAAGATTTCAATGTTGAAGATTACAGAACAGAATTGATGAACAAGATGGGAATCTACAGCAATCTGTTAATCAAGACCAAGAAACCATACGAAGTAATCACAAATTTGGGAGGTGATTTTTATTCAGCAATTGATAAATTGAATCTCAGTCTTAATTTTGACAATCTTAGTGGTTTGAGTTTCGTTTTGAAAATAGGTTATTTTGATTACAATACCACATCATATTCTGTTCCTTCAATCGTAAGATACAATACACAGAATGACAGTCTTCTTATTGTATGTATGGAAGGTGCAGTCAACCATTGGAAATTAAGTGTTGATTTTGATACTGTGTCAAATCCTGGTATATATGAAGGTGATGCAAATGTAAAGAATACCAATGTTACAAAACAAATGTTATTTGGTGAGAAACTGACACCATATAATTATCTGTTGAGTTTTGCAAAACAGTTCGGTTTGAAATTTGAGATTGATGATTTCAGAAAGAAAGTTTGGATAAAACTAAGAAAGAATTATTACCAAGATAAGGTTGTCAATTTAGATGGTAAAATTAATACAAACAAGGATTATACAATCAATACAATATTGTCTGAAAAGAAATATGCACAGTATGGATTGATTACACCAGACAGTTATGCAGAATATATCTATACCAAAAAGAACAAACTTCCATACGGTACTATTAAATTGAATACAAATACAAATTTCAATTCGGAAACGGAAGAAATCTTTGAAAAAAATGATTTCAAACAAGTTGTACCTTACAGATTGAATGCTCTTACCTTCAACAACATACCGATATTGAACCATACAACTACAACACCAGCAGTTGCGTTGATACAGAAATACACTACCACAACTTGGTTTAACGGTGAACCATTGGAAATCGAACAGTATGGTTTGTCTAATTATCAGACAGTTCCGATTATTCAAGACCCAAACGGTGAGAGGATATGTTGTTTTGACAAAGATAATGAAAACGTGGATGAGATTGATTTGTCTTTGGTTTACTTTGATGGTTTCAAAAACATCAGCGGTGCAACACTTTCCGATGATTTACCAGTGATGTATGATGTTGCAGAAGGCTCTTGCTACATATTGAGTTATTGGTGTGATGTATGTTATATGAATGATTACGATTATCAACAAGGTCAAATGACAGAATGTTGTACAAAATTGACACAAATTCCATCATTTTCAACTTATAAATATGATAATCAAGGTAATATCATTGAAAGTTTAGACTTCTCGATACCAAACAGTATTTTCGTTGGTAATGTCACGAATTATGATGATAATACCACGATATACAATCAGTATTGGAAGAAATACTTGAATGACATATACAGCAAGAATGCAAAGGAAGTTGAGATTTATGTTGAATTACCACAGACAAATTTAAATCAGATATTCAAACAATTCTATCAATTTAAAGGAAATTTGTGGGTATTGAATGAAATAAGTGATTTCAATCCAAATCAAAAATTCACAAAATGTAAATTCATCAATGTTCAGACAAAAAATAACTATTTATCTTAATATTATATTCCTTATATTTTATGTATAAGGAATATTTTTTTGTAAAATAACATTTTTAAAACTATTTATATTTATATTAAATTAATTTAATTAAAATGGCAACAACAGAAGTTCTAAAGGTTAGTTTGAAAGACTACAAGAAACAGATAGATGATTTGAAAGCCTCATTGCTACAGTTGGATGCAAGCAGTGAGGAATATGCAAAAACCACTGCACAGATAAAGGAAATGCAAGACAAACTCAATTCAGTGATGGGATTGGGCAAGAAAGACAGTGATGCATTGGCTGGTTCATATAATGCCTTGGTTCAAGAAATGGCTGCATTGAAGAAAGAATGGAAGTCAACGAACGATGAGGCAAAACGTGGTGAACTTGGTGCACAGATTCTTGACATCAACAACAAACTGAAAGAAATGGATGCTTCCACTGGTAACTTTCAGCGTAATGTCGGTGCTTACGAAGATGCTTGGAAAAATGCATTCAATTCAATTGGTGGTGGAGCATTGAGCACTGGTACCAAATTTTCTGCATTGGCAAAAGGTGGTGTTAAGGGTTTGACCGCAGCATTCAAGTCATTGTGGGCTGCTCTTGGACCAGTAGGTTTGATTATCACAGCAATTGTAACCACAATCAAGGCATTGACAAGCGGTATTACTTCAAGTGAGGAAAACACACGCAAATTTGCTGCTGCAATGGCACCACTCAAAGGTATAATGGATGGTGTTCAGAGTGTGTTACAGTTGGTTGCAAGTGGTTTTGTAACTCTCGTAGGATGGTTGGGCAAAACCATTGAAAAAACGGTTGAGTTTCTGTCATTCATTCCTGGTTTTGACGATTTGAACGAAAAGATAAAGACCAATACCAAAATTGTTGGACAGAACAACAAGGTACAAGATGATGCACGTAAAATCAACAAGGAAAATGCAGAATTGGAGGAACAGATGTCTGAATATATGGCAACATATTCAGACCGTACTAAGAATATGACAGTCCGTTTGGATGCATTGAATAAAGCCAATGATAAGAGAAAACAGATTGCTGAAAACAACTTGAAACTTGCAAAGGAAGAGTTGGAACTTATCAGACTGCAATCAATCAATACGGACAATGATGCAGAAACCAATGACAAATTGGCAGAAGCCGAAGCAAAAGTTGCAAGAGCAACAGCAGAGGTAAACAAAGCACTTAGAGAAAACAATGAGGCTTTGAAAAATGCTGATGAGGAACAGAAGAGAATCTTGTCTGAACGTAAAAGTTCAACTTTAAAAAATCTTGAAACTGAAGCAAGTTATTATAAGCAGTATGAAGATGAATGGTTGAACAGCAGATTGGAACAAAATGAAATTTCTGCAAAACTGTCAAAAGAAGAAATTGCAAACAGTAAAAGTTTGACCGAAGCAGATAAAAAGGCTGCTTATGAAAGAATAGTTACTGAGAAAAAGATTCAAGACATTAAAGATAACTTTGCTCAGAACGAAGCAATCCGTGCTGAAAGTTTAGCAAAAATACAAAAACAACTATATGATGCTGAACAATTCTACGGCAAAGGTTCAAAACAATATCAAGAACTTTATCTGCAAAGAGAAAAACGAAGCAATAAATCTGTAGAGTCATTTGCAAAATTGGCTGCTGAGGCTTATGGTATTGAAGAAGACAGAGTGTTAAAGATTCTTGATTTGGAACACTATGAAGAAGAACAAGAAAACAAGATTGCAAATCAGAAAAAAGTATTTGCTCAAGAACGTATCAAGGACTTGGCAGAATACTATGATACCCAAGCATCCATAACTGTAAACGGTCTTCAGAAAACAATATCTGAGGTTGACAAATATAATGCCATTGTCAATGAAATCGAAAGGAACTTGGATGGTGTTGACATAAATCTGAATGATGTTATCAATTTTGACCCAATTGAAAACGGTCAAGTCAATGAGGAAAAATATAAACAGTTCTTTCAAAAACTGATTGATGCTAACGTCATATTTCCAGATGAAGATTTGGCAAGTGTTCAAAAAAGATTTGCTGATTATCTGAACAGTTTGGAACAAGCAGAACAAGCATTGGCAGATTATCACAACAATATGTCATTGATTGAACCAGAAATCAAGAATATACAAGACCATATAAATACATCAATTTTCGGTTCAACGGTAAATTCTGATTTGGAATATGAATTGGAAACTACCAAACAAATATGGGACAATCTTTACAGACATCTTGGAGAATCACAAGAAGAGTTTGATTTGCGTAAGTTGAAATCAGAACAGAATTATGACAATGCACAGAAGAAGTTACAACAGCAACAGATGAAAAACATAACTATGGTTGCTGGTGCTACATCCAATATTTTTGATACAATTGCTTCTGCACGTCAATCGGATATTCAAAAACAAGTTGAGGAAGGAAAACTCAGTGAAGAGGAAGGAAAGAAACAATTTGAACGTACAAAGGCTTTGCAATATTCAAGCACTTGGATTAATACCTTGAGTGCCATTGCTCAGATTATGGCTGACAGTTCAATTCCATCCTATTGGGTTAAAGTTCCTTTGGCTGCTGCACAACTTGCTGAAGGTATTGCAACTACACAACAAATCAAGAACACACAACTTGGTTCTGCTGATACAAGTGGCTCAAACGGTAAGGGAAATGTCGGTGTATCTACTGTCAATGTTACGCCTCTTTTGGATGAGGCAAGAGACACGATGGCTATGACCAACTTGAACTACAATATGAGCCAACAAAGTGAACAGCGTGTCTATGTCGTAGAGAGTGACATCAAACAAGTCGGAACACGAGTAGATGTAAGAGAACAAGCAACAACATTCTAATATTTATCCCACACCTTTATGATGTGGGATTTCTTTTTTGTAAACATTTTTATGAAAAAATATATTTTTATTAAAAAAATAAAATGAAGAATATACCTACATATAACGCAACAATAAGCAGTGAGTTCGATGGCATTACTGTTATCTCATTGGTTGACAGACCAGCCGTTGAATCAAATTTTGTTGCATTCAAAGATGAAAAACCATTATATCAATTTGCAGACGAAGAGCAACATAATATAATCGGTTGCATAATGAGGGCAGATTTTCCGATTTACAGAATCAATCCTACGATGGGTGAATTCTACATTACATACAGTCGTGAAACAATCAAGCAGATGACACTTAAAATGATTTCAGACGGTACATACAAGAACATATCGTTGATGCATAACGGAAAACTTATTGAAGGTGTACAACTGCAAGAACTGTTCATCAAGGACTCTGAAAAGGGAATTAATCCAAGTGGTTTTGAAGAAGTGAAAGATGGTAGTTTATTTGCAATATACCACATCACGGATGATGAGTTGTGGCAAGCAATTAAAGAAGGTATCTTCCAAGGTTTTTCATTGGAAGGATATTTTGATACTGAATTAATAAAAAATCAAAAACAAAATAAAAGTATGTTAGAAAAAATAAAAGAAAAGTTACGTTCACTCTTGCAAGAGTTCGGTCAAGTTGATACTGAAGAAGGAGTTGTTCTCGTATATGAAGGTGATGAACTTGCAGAAGGACTTGAAGTTGCAGATGTTGAGGGTAATGCAGTAGCAGACGGTGATTATCACTTCGAAAATAAGACTGTTACGGTTGCTGATTCCAAGGTTGTCAAGATTGAAGAAAAAGTAGAAGAAGAGACAAAGGAGAAAGTTGTCGAGGAACAAGTAGAGGAAGTAAAAGCAGAGGAACAAGTTAAGGAAGATGTGGTTGATGAAACTTCAACTGTAGAGGAAGTAAAGGTTGAGGATAAACCTTCTGAGAATGTTGAAGCACTCAAATCTGAGTTGGATTCTGTAAAGGCTGAATTGGAAACTGTAAAGAAAGAGTTGGAGGAAATCAAAAGTGTATTGAATAAACCAGTTGCTCCATCAGTACCAGAACAGTTTTCTGCAATTGAGGATAATAAACCGAAGGATTGGTTCACCGCTGCGTTGATGAAACGCAACAAGTAAACGGTAACAAAGTAATTTATATTTTTGATAAAAAATAAATTAATTAAAAAAAAATTATAAATAAATATGGCAAGTTCTAATTTGGATTTGGATGCAATTGTCGGTTATGTTGACGAGAACCGAGTTGAGTTGATACGTAAGACTGTGGCTGATTCACCATCCGTTAATTTGTTTAGATTGGTTGATATGGTAAAGACTGACACCAAGTTACCTCTTTTGAACACTAACGCTGTTCTTCAAGACGGTTCTGATTGTGGTTGGACTCCATCTGGTACCACTTCTATTACTCAGAGAACGATTGCACCTCAGATTTTGAAGGCAGAGGGTGCTTTGTGTTACAAGGAGTTTGCTCAGACATTTGCAAACTATGAGACTGAGATTACTGCTGGACGTGCAAAGATGCCTTTCGCTGAGAAAATTTGGGACAGCATAATTGATTCTGTTGTTGAGCAGAACGAGAAGATGATTTATCAAGGTGCTGGTGACGGTGATTCATACGAAGGTTTGATTTCAATCTTGGGTAATGATGTTCCTTCTGGAAATACCGCTACTTTGGCTACTGGTACTTCAGCATACGATGCTGTTTTTGTAGCATACAACAAACTTCCTAACCGTGCAATCAAGAAAGATACTGCAATCTTGGTTTCTACTTCACTTTATCGTAAATTTATCCAAGAAATGGTTGCGAAGAATTACTATCACTTCAAGCCAGAGGAAGGTGAACCAAAGGAAATGTTCCTACCTGGTACTTCTGTAAAGGTTATCGGAGTTGAGGGTCTTGATGACACTGCAACTTATGATTACTTGATTGGTGCTCGTATCGGTGATAACGGTAACATCTTCTACGGTGTCAATGCAAAGAATGCAGAAAAGGTTATTGATTCTTGGTATGAGAAGAAAGACGATGCAATGGAATATCGTATTCAGTTCTCGGCTGGTGTACAAGTTGCATTCCCAAACGAAGTAAGTTTTGTTAAATTGACAAAGTAATTTTATAACCCCTACCTACAACAGTAGGGGTTTTTTTAAACTAATAAACATTAAAAAAAAAGAATAAATACTATGGCATATTGTGTATCTACTTTAAGTGGTATTGCTGGTTCTTGCGATTTGTCTAAAGGTGGTGTTGATAAGGTTTACTTGGCAAACTATGCTGAGAATATCTTCTCTGTTGACCCAGTAACGGAGTCTGTTTCTGGTATTTCAACTGCTGTGACTTTCTATGAATACAACTTCAAGAAAGGTGTTGCTCATTATGAGTCCGAGGAAACGATTGATGCTACCAATGGTGCAAATTTCGTAACCACTAACCTCTATATACAGTTCAACAGAATGGATGCTGCAAAGCGTAAGGAAATGAAGGCGTTGACCACTGGTGACTTGGTTGGTATCGTTAAGGATGGTAACGGAAAGTATTGGGTTCTTGGTATCGAATCTCCATTGCAAGCAAGTGCAGGTAATGCTCAGACTGGTACTGCACGTACTGACGGTAATTTCTATGGTGTTACCTTGACCGATGAGCAAGAGTCATTTGTACGCGAGGCAACAGCCGAAGCAATCGCAAGTATGGTTATTGCTTCTTAAATTTTATGAAAATATATTGCTCTGATGACCCATCAAATGTAAAAGTTTGATGGGTTTTTTTTGAACATTTTTATTAAAAAATATATTTAATTAAAATAAATACCAATAAACACTAAATCATTATGCAAATAAACATTAACGGAGAAGATGTATTCTCAATTCCAACTGATAAATTTGGTATTGCTTCAACAGACAGTGCTTACGTACTACAGAGTTCAGTAGATGGTGTTACATTTACCAATGTCAGTGATGATGAGGTTCAAGGTGAAAATAATTATGTTGGTCTCGTTGTTCCTGGAACAATATTCAAACTTTCGGGAAATACTGATACCAATGTTATGATTAAATACTAATTAACAGATGGTTACATATTTAATAAATACTCCTATTATCAATTCTGGTGGAGGTGGCGGTCTACCAGAACACGTAGGTAAGATGAAACTAAGCAATGGCATTGAATATTTGTTAAATTTTCAAGGTTCCAAACTTCCAGACGGTGCATTTGCTGGTTTGACAAATGCTGTTAGTGCTGAGTTGGATAATGAAGTAACTGAAATAGGAACTGCTGCATTTCAAGGCTGTACGAGTTTGTCTTCAATCACATTGTCAGATTCTTTGACAACCATTGGAAATTATGCATTTAACAATTGTGTCAAGTTGTCGGGTATTACAATTCCATCAAGTGTAACGAGCATTGGACAAAGTTCATTCTATTACACACCTATTGAAAGTATTGTCATTCCAGATGGTATAACCACAATTGAATACGACACCTTTACAATGTGTGCCAACTTGTCAAGTGTTACTTTGCCTACATCAGTTACCACATTGAACGGTTGTTTCAGACGTACTAAACTTACTTGGAATTCAGTACCAAACCACGTTACAAAGATACAAGGTAGTTGTTTTGGTGAGTGTTATTATATTCCATCATTTACTTGTCACGATGGAATAACAGAATTGGGAACTTTTGGTGGTTGTAATGCGATGAAATTCTTTGTATTTCCAAGCGGTTTTAAAACAATTTTGCCTAATATGTTTCAGAACTGTACAGCATTGAGTTCTGTTACCATTCCAAGTTGTGAAGAGATTGGAGCCAATGCCTTCTATATAAATCCAAATTTGAAGACTTTTGATTTTACAAACGTAAAGACGGTTGGTAATCAAGCATTCTATCGTACTGGAATTGAAAATTTCCATTTCGGAGAAAAACTTGAATCTATTGGTAGTCGTGCAATTTATGACAGTTATACTGTTTCTGCAATTACATTTGAAGGAAAAACTGCACCTTCAGCACCATCCAATCCATTCTATTCAGTGAAAAACAAAGGTACTTTATATTTGCCAAATGCTGTAAGAAGTGATTATTCAACTATCATTGGTTATTTGCCAACTGGATGGACAGTATTAGATGCAACAACACTTACTCCAACGGACTCAAAATATGTTAAATATTTTAGCAATGGACAATGTGTTCATATTGATTTCTTCCCAACTGGAGAAATTAGCAATGTTTTAATGACTACTTTTGATACGTTAGAAATTGGTACTGGTATTACATCCATTGGAAATCAAGCATTCCAAAATCAGTCATTTGCCACAGTTATTATTCCAGACAGTGTAACAAGCATTGGTATGGCTGCATTCTTGGGTAATACAAATTTAACAAGTGTTACAATTGGTTCAAATGTTAATTTAATTGATAGTGGTGCATTCTATGGTTGTACTTCATTGTCAAGTATCACAAGTAATGCAACTGTTGCACCATCATTGGGACAAAGTGCATTTGAATCTATTGCTGAAAGTGGTACATTGTCTTATCCAAGCGGCTCTGAATCTTCTTATTCAAGTTGGTATTATTCATTACCAAGCGGTTGGAATCCAAATCTAACTCCACCAAATACAGAACCAGGCGATGGAGGAGGTAATAAAGATGATGCTGATTAACATTAATAATTAATTCTTGTCAAAAATAAAAATTGACAAGAATTTTTTTTTATATTTTTTATAAACTTTTTTATTTTGAATTATATTTATAAATAAATAACTAAAAATATGATTTATATAGAAAATAAAAGTCAAGAAACGGAAATCAAATTTTCAAAAAGTCTGAACAATGGAGTCAGTGCTGCGTTTCTTCGATTGGAAAATCATTTGAATACTTATGTAAAACCAATTGAAGATACAAGTACATATTCCAACTACTATGTTTTTGACATTATTTTATCAGATGTAACTGACGGAGAATATTATGCATATCTTCAAGATGCTGAACATAATGTAATCAGTCAAACAATTATGTATGTCGGCAACGTAAGTTCAGAAGTTAATGCAGAATATTATGAAGAACCAGAAAATGACAATGAATTTGACCCAAATTTATCTACAATAAATCCTTATGATGTTGAGATAATTGACATAAATAATGTTGTTTCTTATTTCCATTTTGAGGATGGCATTGTTCCAGAAAATTATTTCAATGACAACCAACAAATTGTTTTTGTAAGATTTGGTGAAAGCATTTATAAAGTTGATAATTATGCATTTGCTGGATGTAGAAATCTTGCACGAATCGAATGGGGTGGTGTAACCTATGTCGGAATTTATGGTTTTGCTTGGGGATATTCATTGAACTCATTGACCATTCCATCACAAATGGAATTTATGGGTGAAGGTGCATTTGAAATCAACAACTTGTTGTCCCTTACATTTGAAGACGGTTATAGTGGAGAAACAGATGGTGGTGTATTTGCTGACAACTATAATCTTACAAGTGTAACATTCTCAAATACGCAGACTTCAATCGGTGATTATGATTTCAGTGCGTGTGAAAGTTTAGTCCACGTTACAGTACCAGACAGTGTGACGAGAATCGGTGATGGTGCATTTGGTTATACAGCATTGGAAGACATATCAATAGGTTCGGGAGTTACTGAAGTTGGCTCAAGTGCCTTTGTAGGTTGTTTAAGTTTGTCAGCAATTAACATCACAGCAACAATTGCTCCTACATTGGGTGGTGAACCATTTGAAGATGTTGCAGAAGTTGGTGTATTAACTTATCCAGAAGGTTCTGATTACAGTGAATGGTATGAATGGTTGCCTTATGGTTGGAATCCAAATGCAGTCATTTCACATTTCTATTTGGATAACGGCACAGTTTCATCTTATGGTTCAATGGAGATTTTTGACCGTTCATTCTATGGAACTGAAGATATTATCAGAATTGAATTTGGTGAAGGAATTGAAGGTTTTGAAATTAGTACAATCAACGAATTACCAAACTTATCAAGTGTTACTTTTCCATCAACATTGACAAGTATTTCTGAATCAAATTTTAATGATTGTTCAAATTTGACACAAATAATCTGTAATGCAACTGTTGCTCCTACATTGAATAGCGGTGTATTTGATAATATTGCAGAAGAAGGTACATTGATTATACCGAACGGTGCTGACTACAGCAGTTGGTATTCTGTTCTTCCAATAGGTTGGAATCCAAATGTACATATCTTGACAATCACCCATTCAGATGGAACGACTGAGGTTATAAAGACCCTTGACAATGAGGTTGACAATACACACGGTGATGACACTACAGTAGTTGCAGTTACAGTCGGTGAAGGATTTACTTCAATCGGTGACAATGCATTCAGTTATTGTGATAATTTGTCTTCTGTCACATTACCAAACACATTGACATCTATAGGCGATTATGCATTCAGTGATTGTGAGAGTTTGAAAAATATGTTCATTCCAATTAACGTAACAAACATTGGTGAAACTGCATTCTATCACTGTCTTAAATTAGAGAGTATTAATTTGCCTAATGGTTTGACAACTATCAAGGATTACACATTTAATTATTGTTCAAAACTGTCATCTATTACAATACCAGATAATGTAACAAGCATTGGTAAATTTGCATTTGAGGAATGTTATGATTTGACAACAATCAATATTTCTCCAAAATCTAAGTTAACAACGATTGGTCAAGAAGCATTCTTTATGTTGGATAAGATTGAATCCATTTATATTCCAAGCGGTGTAACAAGTATTGGTAAATTAGCATACAGTGATTGTTATGAATTGTCATCAATTACAAGTGATGCAGTTCAATGTCCGCAAATCGGAGAAGATGCATTTAACAGTGTTGCAAGTGTAGGTGTTTTAACTTATCCACAAGGTTCAAACTACACTGCATTCTATAATGCATTGCCAATAGGTTGGAGACCAGAACCATCAGAATACTAAGTAACGTTACATTTGACCAATGGTACCGTTCAAACTGATTCATTTGAAACATCAGTTATTCCACAATTTACATACAATTATAGAACTGACATTGTTTCAGTTGAAATCGGCAGTGGAATAACAGCAATAGACAGTGTAAGAACAGTAAAAAATGGAAATAATATTGGATACCGAAAAGGTACTTTCTGTGGTTGTTCAAATTTAACAAGTGTAACAATTCCAGATAGTATAACAAGCATCGGTGCTGGATGTTTTGAATATTGTAGCAATTTAACAAGGGTTGTATTTGGAAATGGTTTGACAACCATTGATAATTTTGCTTTCAGTAATTGCAGCAATTTGTCAACCCTTACTTTACCAAACTCTTTGACATCTATTGGAGAAAGTGCTTTTTCTTACTGTACTAATATCTATGGTACATTGACAATACCCGACAATGTAACAGAAATTGGAAAGTCTGCATTCGATGGTTGTAGTAGTTTAACTACTTTGACATTCGGTCAAAACTCTCAATGTACATCAATTGGACAACTTGCTTTCCGTGATTGTTCTGGTTTAGGTCATATTTATCTACCTTCTTCATTGCAAAGCATAGGTAACAGTGGATTTAAAAATTGTTCAGAATTGTTATACATCACTTGTTCTGCAACTACTGCTCCTACATTATCTGGTAGTACAGTATTCAGCGGTGTAGGTAGTGCAAGCAGTTCATTAACGAGAGGTACATTAACATATCCAAACGGTGCTGATTATTCAACTTGGTATGCTCAATTACCAGATAAGTTTAATCCAAATTCAAATCCAGGTCCTAATCCAGGCGGTGGTGGAGGTACAGAAGAGTTTGATTAACTATTTTAGATTCTTGACAAATGTAAAAAATTTGTCAAGAATTTTCTTTTTATAAACAATTTTCACTAAAAATATATTTTAAAATATATTAAATATTTTTAATGATATGGTAAAAAATTCAAAAAAATCAGAAAAAAATAGCACAAATTCTCAAAAATTTAATCTTTTGGCAATAGACAAAAGTTGGTCAACAAACATTGAAACTCCAACCGAATCTGTTGGTACAAATGATTATGTAAAGTGGGGTACGAACAACAAATATCCAAATTATTTGTTTGATTTATATCAGAATGCACCTACACTTCACAGTATAATCAACGGTGTTGCGGATTATATTGTAGGTAACGGTGTTGTCAATAACACGGTTATAGAAATTACCGATGAAATGGTAAAGGATATGTCTATGTCATTGGCAATATATGGTGGTATTGCACTTAACGTTCTACGCAATGCTTATGGTGCTGTTGCTGAAATCAAGGTGTTGAATTTCAAGTGGGTTCGTTCAAACAAGAACAATACTGAATTTTTCTATTCAGAGGATTTCGGTGAAAAGAATTCATATAGAAGCAACTTCTATCGTTTACCTAAGTTTGATTCAACTGTAAATCAACCTTCTTCAATCTTTTATTTCAAACTTACGAAACATACTACCTATCCACAACCAATGTGGTCAAGTGTTGTCATTGATGCTGAGATTGAGAAAAGTATTGGTGTGTTCCACTTTAACAGTATTCGTAACGGTTTCAGTGCAAATGTATTGATTAGTTTCAATGACGGTACACCAAGCGATGAACAGCAAGAAGACATAGAAAATTCAATCAAGGAAAAATTATGTTCAGAAAATAATGCTGGTTCATTTGTTATGACATTTGCAAACAGCAAGGACAATGCTCCTACGATACAGAAGATAGATTCCAATGATTTTGCCGACAGATACAATTCTTTGAACAAAAAAGTACAGCAGAATATGTTTACAGCATTCAGATGTAATCCAAATATATTCGGTATTGCAACAGAGAATCTTGGATTCAATGCTGAAGAGTATGAACAGACATTCAAACTGTTCCAACGCTTTACCATCAAACCTTTGCAAAATGCTATTATAAACATTTTTAATACAATTTTTGATAAGGATAATGGTGAAAATGCAATCGAAATAACTCCATTTTCAATGGAATAAAAATAAATCAACATAAGTATGAATTATTTATCAAATTTAAATCTTGTCAAACAATACAGCACCATATCAAATAACTTGGATGAAAAGTTCATCAATCCAGCAAGACGTGAAGCACAAGAAGTAAGTTATCAAGAGATTGTAGGAACAAAACTTTATAACAAACTTTGTGATTTGGTTGGCAGTGGTGCATACGCATATCCAGCAAACATTCATTACAAGGAACTGTTGAAACTTTCTCAGTTCTTCTTGATTTACAAGACAATGGCTAACTTGACAATATCTGCTACATTCAAACTTAACAACATAGGATTGAATACAGCATACGATGACAATGTATCAATTCCAACAGTTAAGGATATTTTTTTAATCAAGAAATATTGGGATGACAAAGCCAATGATGAGATTGGAAAAATAACTTCTTATCTTAAAGAAAATAGGTCTGAGTTTCCAGAGTTGGGTTCAAACAAGTGTTGGGATGTCAAACCAACACTCAATGACAAGAGCAACAGTTCAATGTGGTTGGGTGGCACAAGACATTTTTAAAATAATCTTTTAAAATTATGTAACGATGACACTCTATGAATTGATAACAAAAATTAAAGAAATAGCCTTGAGTCTTCCGAACGTTCAAGAGTTCAATGAAGGTGATTTTTATGTGCTAAATCAATCGCCATCAAGAAAATACAAGTCAGTTGTCTTGACACAGCAGACTCACAGTGAAAACTTGGAAGACAACACCATCACATATCGTTTCAACATCTTTGAGGTTGACAGATTGGAAGTCAAGGTTGGTGCACAAAACAAATTGCAGATACAGAGCACGGTATTGAATGATTTGCATACACTGTTCAAGAAATTAAGTGATGAAGACGTACTTGCAATAAATCAGATTCAATATTTTACATTTGAACATAGATTCAATGATTTATTGTCTGGCGCATACGCAAGTTTAGAAATAACAACAAATATAAAAGATTGTGAAAACTATGAAGAAAATATGTGATACTATTGCCGCTGATACATTGACTCTTATTTTAGTCATTACAACGATTGCTATGTTGTTAATCGGTCTTTTTTCACCGCCACTTGGTATAATTGACGGTTCGGTACTTATTGCAGTCGGTGAACTTACAGCAATTCTCGCCATACTTAGAATCGGTGACAGCGGAATTGTGACAATCAAACACAAGGATACTTCAGTTCAAATTCAAACAGATGGAGATAATGAAAAAAATGATTAAATTATGAAACTGTTGATAGAAAGATTATATAAGAAAAACACTTATACAATAGGTAAACTTTATATTGATGGTGTCTATTTCTGTGATACACTTGAGGATAAGGACAGAGGTCTTGATGATTCAATGAGTTTGGAAGATGTTCTTGCAAATAAAGTTTATGGAGAGACTGCAATACCTTACGGTACTTATCAAGCAGAAGTAAGTTACTCTCCAAAATTCAAACGTGACTTGCTATTGATAAAAAATGTAAAGGGTTTTGAAGGAATAAGAGTACATTCTGGAAATCTTGCCTCCGATTCAATGGGTTGTGTTTTGCTTGGTAAGAACACACACGTAGGAATGTTGAGTGAAAGCAAAAAAACCTTGGAAGCATTTATGAAAAAGATTGAAGGTGAACAAGACATTGTTCTTACCATCATATAAAAAAAATTAATTCTTGTCAAATGTAACAGTTTGACAAGAATTTTTATTTTATACTTAAAATGTATATGTTAATCCAACACCAATGTAACAATCAATCTTGTTTGTTAACAGACCATATCCAAGACCAACCGTAGGATAAAACTTGAATTTGTTACATTTATCTTTCTTTATTGTTACATTTGTTACTTGACCATAATCAGTTTCAATTTTGATTTGGTCTAACTCATTGATTATTTTAAATTTATCCCTAAGTTGAAAATCCATCTTTACCCAATTTGGCTGTACGGTGCTGTTAACTTGTATTTGATATTCAACACTGTCAGTGGAATTGGTATATACGTATGTCTTGTTTGTTGTAACATTTGTTACATTTGTAACATTTTCTGTAGGTGGTACATTAGAAGGTGTTACATTTGGTGTTACAACTTTAACAGTATCACACATATATAATGTATCGGTGGAATACTTGTATATGTACTCATATTGTATTTGCGGTGGAGATTGTGACGGAGTTTCATTTTGACACTTTCTCAGTCCAAAACCAATCAACAAACCAATACCAAGTACAATTAAATAGTTTACAATTAATTTTTTCATAATGGTAAAATTTTTTAATGTAAATATAAATATATAATAGTTTTGAAAAATTCAAAAAAATAAAACAAAATTAACTATTTTATTTAAAATAAAACATTTTCTTTCAAGAAAACCGAATTCAGCAAGAAATCTCTTCCTTTATTTGTCCATACCAAGTAATGTGATGTATCCTTTTCTCCACTCTTGTGTTCGTATTGTGCCAAACGATATACAGCATATCCTTTATCAACATAATTTTGATAAAGCACGTATGCCCCACTCTCTTTATACTGTATTCTTTTTTCACACAGAATCTTGTTGAGTCTTATTGCACTAATTCCAAGTTCATTGGCAATATGCTTTGTTGTGAACGTTCCTTCCAAATTCAACAGATTGTTATAACGACATTCCATACTTGTTTTGTCTTCTAACAGTTTTTGATTTTGTTGTTCCAATAGTTTAATGTTATGTTGTAACAATGCATTGTATTCTTTCTCGATGTTTTCCAACAGTCTCTGTTGAATGGTCATTGAATAACGAGCGGTAAGATTCAGTGCTTGTACATTAGTCAGTAAATACATTGGTTGAATATGTCCATTATTATCATCCGTATAATAAACTTGAATAACCTTGGAATTGTCATTTGGTAAATTACATTCAACAATAAGTGTTTCATTTGGAAAGATGAATAGATTGGTGCCGCTTGGCATTGCAGTGCCGCTTGGCATTGCAGTGCCGCTTGGCATTGCAGTTAAATCCTCAACAGATAGATTGATGCCGCTTGGCATCGATGTTAAATCCTCAACAGTAAACACTCTTCGCACACTACGCATAATCATTGCGTGTTTAACTTTTGGTCTCTCACTTGCGATTAAATTTCGCAAGCCGATACTTGTGATGAATTTTTCCATAAATTCAAAAAAAAATAATTAAAATTTAAAACTCGATTTATATTACAACTAATATAAAACACCTTGTTTATCAGTTATTTATATTTCTTCTCATATAAATCATTATCAACTCTCTTTTCACTTAACTCTTTATTCACGTCATTGAAGACATCATCCAAGGCTTGTGCAAATTCTATCAAATGACTTGGATATTTCTTGTACATTTCATTCAAATCCATTGTTTTATTTATTTAATTATATCGTAAACATATAGCAAGGAAAATACAATTGTCCAATGTATTATGTTAAATTATGTTAATAAATAAAAAAAAGATACCTACTCTCACGAGCAAGTATCTCTAAACCAAACTACTTAATAATAAATTGACTATTCATCGCGAACCGTCAAGCAAACTGTTTCTTACAAATCAAATATAATTAAAACGATTTTTTTTACATTACAAAGATATATCAAAATCTTGGTATATCAAAATAATAACACTTAAAAAGTGTTAAAAAATCACCTATCCTCACGGACAAGTGATTCAAAAGAAAGAAAACTTTTTAAATAATAAAATAAAAATAACATTATGAGCAATTTCGTTGCGGAAGCACGATTCGAACGTGCGATAAACTTTTGGTTTATACGAGGTTATGAGTCTCGCGAGTTAGTCCACTACTATATTCCGCTATCTTGTGGACTAACTGAGAATCGAACTCAGAACTTCTGCGTGCAAAGCAGATGTGTTAGCCGTTAGCACCATCAGCCCAATAATTGGTAGGCTTACCATTAACCTACCTTGTTCTTCATTCAATGGTTTTGTTGTTTGTGTATATTTTTTTTTGTTTTTGGTTATTATAAATATATAAAAAAATATTTTCTTGTTTATAATAAATAGTAATAAAATTGAAAAAGTAATGATAAAATTACAAATTATTTAACTTGTTTTAACCAATTGCAAGTAAATTTTATTTTTATTCAACCATTTTTGTACAATAAGTACCTTGAATAAACTACATACAACCTCTACAAGTTGCATAACCGATGATACAACCACTGATTGTTGTCATAAATAAACTTGACATTTTAGTTTTTTTATTACAATGAAATTTGCAAAATAACACTTACACCTTTTTTTTGCACCATT